ACATGCTGTCTTTGATTAGGACCGCCAAGCATTAGTCAGCGCTCCAATAAAAAATTCCAACATATCCATTTGATCCACTTCCCCCTGTTGCTCCTCCACCACCGGCACCGCCGCCACCTGCCCCATATCCTGTTGCGTCACTTCCGTTTGAGGCTGCGCTCCCTCCGTTGCCGCCGTAACCAATAATGGAATAACCCCCCACTCCACCCCCGGCTCGTGACACAGTTCCCGTCGAATCTCCAGTCCCCGGTGTTACGGCATTCATCATTGCGGAGTGCAGATACGTGCTCTCCAGGTTGACACCGCCATTTGCACCGGCGGTTGATCCGACTGTACTTGCGCTACCCGAACCGCCTCCTGTAAGTGCGGCCATATAAGTATTGTACTTATCTGGAATGTAGGCCCACGAGCTATTAAATGCGGGGCTAGGAGTGACACCATTAGCTAGTACCCCTACAGCCCCAAGTCCATAAGGAAGCACCCCGGAGGACCCACCGCCGCTGGTGCCGGTAGACCCGCCGCCACCGCCTTTAAGGTCAAGCGTTGTTGTATAGTCGAAAGGAGACATTACAATGTTGGTGATGGTTGTATCGCCGCCACTAGACGTTGCCGCCCCTTTAGCTCCAAGCGTCACGGTCAAAGTTTTTCCGGGCTCAACTGCGCATTCCAAAAAAACAACACCAAGACCCGAAGCACCGCCACCACCACCTCTTGAGCTGGGGGTTGAAAGAGTAGAGTTTCCACCACCACCGCCAGCACCAACGCCAGTGACAAAAATTTGCGCCACGTCTTTCGGCACCACCCACGTCCACGGACCACTGGTAGAGGTTGCATCTACAACCCCATCTAGCTTGACGCCCGTACCAGGAATGAACTCGACGTAATGCTGCTTGAGTACAGGACCACCAAGCGCCATGTCAGTAACTCAAAATCTGATCGGCGTCAGCTTGGGTGATAAGCCCCTGCTGAACCATATAATTGACAAGACGAACAGTATCAGGATCGTCTAACCGGACTTCTTCCGCCAACGCCAGCAGCTCGTTCCCATCAATGATGACGGGATCTTGGCTGGCACGAATGGTAATTCGCTGCTCCGGCGTGAACCGACGCAGGAACTCAAGCCGCGTGATCGGCTGAGGCGGCAGTACGACAGGCGGCGGATGGCTAAAGTTGGTGCCGTCATAGAGATCGCCGGGACCGAACTCGCGTAATGCGTTCGTCCGCTCGATGCAAATATGATCGGGGTAGAACTGCTGGGCACGCTCTACGCTGTCTGCGGCAATGCAGTTATCAACTACACCGTTTTTGATGAGCAATACGTCCATTCGTTAAACCAACGTGAACATAGTGCCTGGCGAGGCGTTGTTGAACTTCAGCGTGAAGGTCTCGCCTACGCCGACAGAAATGGCCGATCCGTAGTCAAACCATGCGATCAGCGCATCAGCGGGCGATGTCGAGCTGTCGTTGTACAGCGCGGCGTAACGGAACGGCCCAAATCCCGACCCGGTGCCTGTCCAGACGATCTCGGTGCCACTCACCGTCGTGGTGCCAGACGTTTCGCTAATCGAGATCGTCGTAATCTCGCCGCCGGTCGTATAGCCGCCGGTGCCCGATATCTGCGTGATGTCGGCTAAAACAGTGTTGCCAGCCGTTGGCGCGCTGTTTGTGAGCACAACCTTGAACGTGTTGGCATCAAAGTCATGCACCCCGCGCACGAGCTGCTCGGAGAAGTCGTTGAATTTATTCCAGGCGCTTGTTGCCATCAGCCCACCTCAACGCCGACGATGCGGCCTTTCTCGCGCACAATGCGCTTTGGTTTGGATATAGCCGCGATTGCGGCCTCTGCGTTCTTCTTGTTCGACTCGACGAGCGACTTGATCGCCGACTGGATCTCGTCGCTGGCGCTCACGAGCTGCTTGGCCGCGTCGCTCAAGAACTCTTCTGCAGCCTTCAGCTCACGCATCTGCTCGCTCATCTCGACCATCTCGCCTGCCGCACGCTGTGCCGCGTTGAACTTCATGGCGGTATCGATGCGCAGGTTTTCGAGCTCGAGTAGCCGCTTCTCGCGTTCGATTTCGTCCTCCTCGTCCTCCATCTCATTCCCCTCCCCTACCGCCAACATGATCGCAGGCGGGCGTTCGGAGGGCGCAGAAGGAGCAGGGGAGGGCGCTACACCTTGCAGCTTGGCCAGCTCCGTCGCCGTCTTGGCTTGCGTCAGCTCGGCGTCGGCGATGGTATTCAGCACGTCAGCCCGCGCCTTCTCTGCCTTGGCGACAGCCTCCTCGGCTGCGGCTTGCAGGTAGAGCGCGTTCGGGTCGGTCGGCTGCTCCTGACCTGCAATCGCCGCCATCTCTTCCAGCTCTGTCTCGGTCGGCTTGACGACGCCCATGCTCACCAGCCGCTTGCGGAAGAAGTCGCGCACGTCGGCAATGCCATCCGCTTCCATGTTCATCATCGAGAGCGCCTGCAATACCTGCTGCGTCTCGGGGTCGGTCGTGATCGACATCATGCCGGTGAGGGCGCGCACGGTCGCCGCCTTCTGGCTGGAGCTGGATGGTCCAACGTCCGCCACCACGTCGAACTTGGCGCGGGAGAGGTCGTTGTCGAGTTCCAGGCGCCCCGTCTCCTCGTCCACGCGCGGTCTCATGAGCACGACCTGCTGCATCTCACCAGAAGAATCAACGCCCTTCATGGCGCGATCTTCCTCGACATAGACCTCCTGCGCCATCGACAGCCAGATCTCGCCGCAGCGCTTCATCGCCTTGGCGAAGTTACTGACGTAGATGAACGTCTGGTTATCCAGCCGCTGCTGGATCATCTCGATGGCTTTGCCCGAGATGTTCGAGACGATCTTGTCGCCCTCGCCCTGGTTGCCGAGAATGTCCTGCATGTCCACTTCAGTGAGCTGCAAGAGCGCGGCCATTGCGGGCGGGATCTGCGGGCTGCGCGTATAAGCGACAGGCCCGGCTGCCTGCTGTGATCCGTCAGGGCCGGTGATCGGGTTGATGAGCAGGTAAGGATAATTCTTGATGTTATCCTCTGCCCACTGGATCTGGTGGCCTGCGACTTGCTCCGGCACCATGATTGGCTTCTCGACACTTGAGAGCGCCGAAATCTCACCGAGCTTCGAGAGCTGCATGTTCTTGAGCCGCTGGGCGTCCTTTGCCAGTCTGACATGGCCCATGCACCGCTCGACGTTATCGACGAACCAGCGCTTGCCGAATACCGGCACAATCGGAATGCACGTCCCTGCGATGTAACCGCAGTCTTCTAGCACGCGCCCGCCGGAGAGGATGTACTTATGCACGCGCCGCTTCTTCACGCGGCGTTGACGCACCTCGGTCGAGCCGATGGCGAGCAGCGTCGCCTCCAGCTCCTCGTCAGCGTCGAAGTCAGCTTGCGTGTACCGCTCCTCGTTGCCGCCGATATCGCGCCAGATGCGCAGCAGCTCGGACACCTCTTCGACGACATAGTATTCGGCGACGTACACCACGTCGGGCGTATCCCAGTCGAACTCCGTCTGCTGGATCTCTTTCGGCCAGTCGGACGGGCTGTCGCCGTACTGCGCCTTGTACGCCTTGCGTGTCATCGAACTGACGACGAAGCAATGCTTGGCGTCCGCCTTGTCCTGGCGCTTGGAGTCGAGATCGAAGAACACCGAAGAATCAGCGTCATAGATCGGCTCGATCATAATGCGCTGGTGCTCGTTCTCCGGGTCGTACTCGTCCTCGTAGCAGGTCCGCAGCCGCCAGGCACCAAAGCCACCGCCGACCGCCTCCTCGAAGGCGTTGTCGTAGGCCTCGTCTGCGACGCTATCCTGCTCGTCAGCACGGAAGAGCATGTCGCAGGTATCGGCAAGGCGGTCGTTAACGGCGCCGTCCTTGGCAATAAAGTCAACGGTGACGCGGCTGTTGCGGTACTCGTTGATGATGCGAATCACCGCGAGATGGACCTTGTTGACCTCAAAGCGCGGCTTGTTCTCGAACTGGTAACCAAGCGGTCCTTCCCACTGCGACCCGCTGATGCTGTAGAAGCGGCGGTCCTGCAAGCATTGCAGCCGCTCGTCTCGCAGCGCCGACTGGATGTCGTCGAACTGCGACATCGCCTCCTGATGGAGCTTGTCGAGACGCTCGCTCTTTGTCATTCGGACCATGCGGTCACCATCTGTTGGCTATCGGGATCGGCGTCACTACGGCAGGCGTGGCTGAGACTCTTGCCCGGCGCACGCCCTCTAGAGCATATCGTAACGCATCAATACAGTGATTGTCGCGGTCGGCGAGAGCAGGTAAAACCATCCCTGTCAACGGGTCCGTCTTGTAGCTGTAAATCGACAGCTCGTCGATCAGATGTTGGCAGCGTGGATGGACGACGATATCAAAGCTCTTCAGCCATTCGACGCCTTCTTCCACCGACTTCGGACCCTTCACCGCGGGTAGGATCTTCGGGAAGCCATGTCGACGCATGTGGCTGATCGTCTCGGGACGCGCCGAGTCCGCAATGATCGGCCAGCGCTCAGCGTCAGGCACCGTCATGAACAGATCAGGCGTCGCCGTGATCTCGCAGCCGACCATATATGCCTCGTAATCGACGTACAACGTCCTCCCAGCGATGTGACAGCGCACCAGCACCGTAGGGTCGACTGCGAAGCCCCAGTCCGCCCCAAGCCGGTGTATGGCGTCTGGCGGGGCCTCAAACTCCTCGATGCGCCAGTTGCGGAACACGCGAGCCTCGCTGTTAGTCAGATACGACCCCATCCAGACGTGGCTGTACTTCTCGGGGTCACGCGAGCGGTCGTATTCCATCTCGGCCTTCAGCTCATCCGGGAACCACGGGTTGTCCGTGTAGTTCACCTCTCGGATGATCGAGTCAGGCGGCGGAACCTCACCGCGGAGCAGCGCATCGACCGGATCGCTCGCCTGATTCGGGTTCCAAGTAAACCAAAGCTCGGAGCCGCCCTTCCGCATTGTCGGGCGCAGGAGGTCGAGACTGCGCTGGCTTAGGCTCTGCGCCTCCTCAACCCACGCGCAGTCGTAGCCTTCAAGAGACTTGATGCTGTCCGCCGTGTGGTTCTGCATCCCCTGAAAGATAATCAAGCCGTCGCCGTGCTTCGACTTGATGACCGACTCCTGAACCTCGAAGTACGCGCCCGCGCCCATCTGCTCAATCTTCAGCTCAAGCAGGCGCTTGACCGACTGCGCCAGGCTCTTTTGAACCTCGCGGACGCATACCGTACGCCGCCGCTGGTCCATGAGATGCGCCTCGACGACCATCTCGGCGAAGAAATGCGACTTTCCCGAGCCTCGCCCACCATGCGCGCCCTTGTAGCGGGAGGGTTGCAGGAACGGTAAGCCCCATTCGGGGGTTTGGATCTGGAGCGTGCTCAACGCTTAACCACGCGCTCGATCTTTCGGATCTCAATCGGAGCGCCATCAACGCCCGTATGCTCGTGATGCTGAACCTCCTTCCACCGCATCTGCGTCTTGCTCCACCAGATCGCCGCCGCCGTATCGCCGGCCATGGCCTTCTGAAACAGCGTCTTGCCGACCTGCCCGTTTGCCTTCGCCTTGCCGGACATCAGCTCCTGGGCGAAGTGCTTGCGCAGCGTATCGGCGTCGATGCCGTCGCGCACAAGCACCGCGATCTGCTCAAAAGGCAAGCCGTAACCTGATAGCGCCTCGACCTGCTTTCTCTCGGCGTCAGTCGGCTTAAACGGCGGCTGACCTGCGCCTGGACGCGCCCCGCCGTGCCCGTTTGTCTTTTTTAATTCCGAAGTTTCAAGTGTAGGCTTCTTTGTTGCCATTACTAACCTCCGCGAAAGGTTGTCCAGTTTCTGCGTGTGTTGCTTGCTTGCCAGTGTAGTCCTGCCAGCGCTTGATGATCACGTCGCAATACTTCGGGGCAAGTTCCATCAGACGGGCGGAGCGCCCGGTTTTCTCGCATGCGATCAGGATGGCGCCGCTGCCTCCGAACAGGTCCAAGACGACAGGACCAGCCTTGATGTAGTCCAGCGAAAACTCAACAATCTGCAACGGCTTTTGTGTTGGGTGAACACTTCCTTGCAGTGCGGCGCGGTTTACGGTGATGGCACGCAGCGGTGTCGATTGCGTCGTCCAGGCAAGTTCGCCATCGCTCATGGTTAGGCCGTCCTGTCCCTTGCTCCAGTAAAGCCATCCGCGTGTGGGTGGCAGCAAGTCCGCAAAGTAATTGCCACCCCAAATCACCGCAGGCACATCAGCAGCGACGATGTAATTAAAAATTCCTTCGTCTGGTCGTTCTGCATCCCACCCCATAAACGCATGCGCCTTGCGGTTGTGCTTTGGGTTCTTGTTCTTGCTTTCCTTTTGTCCATCGATGCCGATGCCATAAGGCGGATCAGTGACGATAGCGCCGATTTGTTCACCAGCCAATAAGCGGTCGATTGCGTCAATGCTGCCGCTGTCGCCGCACATCAACCTATGCCGCCCAAGCAGCCAAACGTCTCCGAGCTTCGTCACCGGCTCCTCTGGCGGCTCCGGCACCTCGTCCTCGTCGGTAAGCGCCTCTGGCACCTCCTCTGGCGTCAGCGCCGCTATCTCCTCCGCGCTGAACCCGGTTAGCTCAACGTCAAACCCGAGCCCTTCAAGCTCGCCGAACTCAAGCGCCAGGAGCGACTCATCCCAGCCCGCATTAAGCGCCAGCTTATTGTCCGCGATGACGTAGGCGCGCTTCTGGGCGTCGGTCC